GGTAAGTCGATAAGGGGTATGTCAAAGTCACCTCTTGAGAGTGGGCTGCTTAGTACTTAAAATACTATGAATCAATACATTTAACCAATGGCAACAGATCAAAATACCACAGATCTCAAGGGTAGAGATAAACGAAATAGTAAGAGATCCACAAGGATACTAAAGAAGATAGACTCTGGAAAGACTACAGCAGCGGAGCAAGAAACAAGGGCGGTGAAGCTTTTAAAGAAGGGCGACAACATGTCCGATGAGAGATATAACCGTAGATTAGATAGATCTTACGCGGTACATAGAGCAGCTATGATGTCGAAGAAAGATGAGACACCAAAGACAGCACCAACAGAAGAAGTTGTTAATGATGCACAAAAGCCAACCACCGCCAAACCGACTACCGAAAATACCGAGGTGGTGTCACCACAGATTATAGAGGAAGCACCGGCCGCTGCAGCACCAAAACCATCAGTTGAGATATACGGGAAAGACACAAAGTTCTCAGATGCTTTTAAGGCACACCGACAGAGATTAGTATCTGCGGGCGACAACGCTTCCCCGGAAGACGCCTTCTTCGTCTGGAACGACGCTCTATACTCAGCTAGATCAGCAGAGGATAAGGAATTCAATTATACCCCTACAGAGGATATGAAGCAGTATCTCAAACCAACAGCTACTGCAAAGAAGCCGGAAGAGCCGGTTGCGCCTACAACCAACCCAACCCAACCTGCACAACCGACTACCACTCCGAGTGAAGAATCTACACTACCACCTATACAGACAGCAGGCGGAACAGCTGTATACGACGAGAGTAAGGGTGGCTATATACTCCCATCAGCAACAATGGAGGGGGATGCAACCAAAGAAAGACCTGAAGCACTTGGACCAAAGGAGTCGGTTGTTCCTGCAGAATACGCTACAGCGCCAGCAGAACCCCAAGCTCCGTATATACCGAGTTACATACCTGAAAAGATGAGAGAGAATTTCCTTACATATGACACTTTTGTGGTAGGAGAAGATGGTAAAGACTACAAGATCAATAAGTCTACAGGGGAGATTAAATCAATAGGCCAGATGGGTAATAGAATGAATATCGGAAGAGCGATAGAGCTTCCATACAAAATCAAAGACGGAAAGGTCTCATTTTCAGATACAAATGCAATACAGCCGGTGACGATAGACAATGAGTCAACTAACGGAGTATATGCTCTGTCTTTCAGAAACAGGCTCTCAGGTAGCTCGTTGACTTATGACCCAGCTACGGATGAGTACTACATCAAGTCGTTTGGAGGTTCCTTCAGAAAGGCTGGGGCTGGTGACTTCGCTAACCCAGACTTGTTCAGTGAAATACTTGGAGTGTTACGTAAAGGAAAGTAATAATAAATGTCATATAAAATTGATGAGGCTACAGGCATATGGCTCCCGGATAGGGAGCTTTGTGCTATTGGCGATGAAATAAGGGAGAAGAATGAGTGGATGAGACAGAAGACCGGTTTATACGGAGCTCGTCCATCTCAGATAGGAATTGAAAATTATCGGTGGGGTTCTGGCTTACACAAAAAGTTCTTCGAGGGAAGGACTCCGCCGCAAGTAGCACTTGACTCTGCAGAAAATATAGAGTGGTATGAGGAGCACCTCAAGAGGTGTATATACGGATATGAGTATGGTAACCAGCGTATTACGGGAGACCACTACTGGCTTCTAAACTTCACACCGTTTATGGTAGCAATCAAAGACTCCAACGGTAAGGTTACTAACGACTTTGATACTAGGTTTCCTTATTACTCATTGATGCACGACTACATTTTCAAACTGATTGAGGAGGCGAACTACGAGAATAAACATTTCTTGTGGATGTCTGGTCGTGCATCCGGTAAGACTTACTCGATTTTATCTATTGCTGCAAAAATATACCACTTGAAACCGGAGTCACACAGCGTGATATCGGCATCTAACTCGGGTCACGCGAATGAGGCCTTCACCAAGTTTCTGAATATGGTGAATGACGTCTCGAAATTTCACCCAACATTAGCTCTTAACAGGATAACTGACACACAGAGTGCCCTTTTGTCAGGTCAGGAAGTGATCAGGGACGGCGTGAAGTACCAAGAAGGTCCTAGGTCTCGTGTGAATAAGGTAATTTACGGAGACAACCCAGGTGTTACTCGTGGATCTCGTCCTGATTATCAACTTTTCGAGGAGATTGGTGACTGGGCCGGAGGTAAAGGAAACCTAAAAGCGTGTATAGGTGCTACATTAGGATCGTGGAGGGTAGGTAAACTTGCTAAAGTACGTGCCTTCTTCATCGGTACAGGAGGGTCTGTTACATCCGACCAGGCTAAAGACATATTTTACGAACCAGACGCCTTCGACATCATCTCAGTAAATGACTTCAAGAAGAAGACGTGCTTTTTTCTGCCGGCAGATTACCTGTACGGTGGTTGCGGTTGGGAAGAGACCGGTGTGAATAACAATGAGGAAGCGAGGGAAATACTTGAGGATGAGCGTTCTAGGAAGAAGTCCGATATGGAGATCTATAGCAAGGTTGTACAAGAGTTTCCATTTACAATAGATGAGGTATTCTCAAGACTTGGTTCAAATATCTTCAATCAAAAGAAGATAGCAATGCAGACAACAGCTCTTGACTACGAGAAGAAACATATGCTTCCTAAAGCCGGTTTCCTGGAGTGGGTTAAGTCTAATAACGGAGCTATCATAGGAGTGAAGTGGTCAGAAAATCCAGAAGGAGATATTTTAATCGTAGAGCATCCGTATAAGGGCGATGATGGTAAGAGTACCTACAAAGACTTGTACATCGCTGGAGTCGATAGTATCGACCAGGGTCAGTTGGATAGTACAAGTATAAAGGACCGGTCTTCTCTCGGCGTTTTGGTGAAGAAAAGAATTGTCGATGGTAAGTACATGTCTCAATCATCCAACCTATACGTAGCTATGTATGTTGGTAGAAGTCTGGATGTTAGGTGGGATTATGAGAACGTGCTCAAACTGGTTATGTACTACAACGCAAAAGTAAACCTAGAGTATACTAAGATCGGCATTGTTGCGTACTTCAAAGAGATGAAGCAATACGACAGGTTTATAAAGCGACCTGTCATTGCACTTCCTTCTGGAGGAGACGGTAACGATAGACTTCTTGGGATAGATAATAGCCGGTTAATCGGTACCACATCAGCTACGAACGTTATAGACCATCAAGACGGTAAGATCAAGGAGTATGTTGACGATTACTACGATCAGATATTCTTCAAAGAATTGCTTGAGCAGTTGCGTGATTACCGTAGAACCGATAGGAGAAAGTTTGACCTTGTTATAGCTATGGGGCTATGCGAGATAGCAGACGAGGACTTGATTGGTATAATGTCGACTAAGGAGGAGAACGTAATCATCGGATTTAAAGCTTTTGGTTATTACATTGATCCAAGGACAGGGAAGAAGAAGAGAGGTGTAATACCAAACAAAAACGCTGAGAATGAGGCTATCCCGAGAGAGATACGTAGTAATGCGGATTGGATAGATATGTCTGGTAGATTGAGGTTTGATAAAAACTTCGAGTCAGAGGTACCTATTTAGTATATATTAAATAAATTTTACTATAATACATATGAAGAGTAATTAAACACAAACAATAACACATGATTAAGTATGAGTGATATACAGAGTGATTCAATCAATCACGATAGGGTAGATATAGAGATGGTAACCGAGCCGACTCAGATGTCACCAACTAAGAAAGAACAGTTAGCTAAGCAAGTGGATGCAGAGAGGGTTTCAATATCCATAGCACTGTTGAATGATGTGGTTTCGGTGCTCTCATCGATGCCTTATAAAAATGTAGCTAACATAATGGACGCTTTGCAGCGCGACATCAGACAAATATAAGAACAATGGAAGAAGATAGAATAAAAGCTCTTATCAATGAGCAGAGCAAGAATGGGATCAAATACTCAATAAACACTTTAAATGGGGATGAGGTTATAATACCATTCCTAACAATGTCACGCCCAATAGGTGCCAGGTCAACATCTGTAGCTTCTGATGGTATTACAGAGATTAATTTAATAGATGTGTTGATACATAGGCTTGGTCAGAAGAATCTGATGCATCCGTCAGAGAAGTATGTATCGGCTGTACACTATTTGAAAGAGGTTAAAAGAGTATTGAGTGAGTAACAACAGACAGTCCGATACATCGGAGAAGAAATCTTTCGCCGTCCGAAGGAAGGAATTACGTAAGTACGTAAACGACCTGAAGAGAAACGGAAGATGCGCGATATGCGGTGAGACAGACCAAGCGTGTCTAGACTTTCACCATACGAATAGTAAGTTGGATAACATCTCAGACTTGGTACGAAAGGCAGTGTCCATGGATGTCATGAAGGCAGAATTAAACAAGTGTATAATAGTGTGTGCAAACTGTCACAGAAAGATACACTTCTACACTGATTATGAAAAATATTAACTATAATACTTGTACTAGGATGATTATAAGAGAAGATGCGATTTTTAAACCCACTAAGGGTAATATAGTAGTTGAGCTGGACTTGTCCTCCATCGATCAGAAAGATGGATTTTGGAATAACGACGAGTTGTTCGACTATATCGATGAGAACGGAGTTCTTGTCTACACAGCAAAGGTAGTTGCTGTCTCCCCAGACGATGATGATTCTGTGAAGGTTGGAGATAATGTGATGTTTAACAGCATGGCTGGTAGTCACTTAGCTACCTTGGATAGTTTAAAGAAGGTTATACCGGTAAAAACAGCACTTGCGAAGATTGATGTTATGAGTAATGATGATGTAGTGAACATGGCCCCTTTGTTTGATAGGGTATTGGTTGAGGTTATAGATGTAGACAACGATGGAATTATAGCTGGGTCTGATGCAAAAGATCCGAGATTAACCTCGATGACGTATGCAAAAGTGCTGAAGGTTGGTCCTGATGTGTTAGGATCGATTAAGGAAGGCGACGTTGTTGGTATAGAATACAGTGTTGGAGAAATCCTACGAAGAGGCGGTATTGGTCAGTCAGAAATACGGGCCATGTCCGAGTTGTACGTCTCTGTTGTGATAGAACAATAGAGATTTGTAGTACAAATTAAAGAGAAATAAATTTGTGGTGTGAGCCACCAGAGGGGTCTTTAAACGGGCTCCTCTTTTTTAATATCAAGAAGACATGATTGGAGAAGTTAAAAGTCAATCTTTATACGTCGATGATTTTCGTATATCAGAGAAAGAGAAGCAAGAGGAAAGGTACATACGAGAATCCGCTAATTACTGGATATCAAGTTTATACAGAAGAGATCCAAAGTATAAGACATACAGAAACTACTATAACGGTGTTAGAGACGATACAGAGTTCGAACATATAACAGATAACTACGGCATCGGAACTCCGTCATCTCTCGGATTCACACCCATAATAAAACCGAGGATCGACTCATTGCTGTCTCAATTAGAGATGGAAACCTTCAACTACAGTGTTGGATGTACGGATGAGCAGACCATCGAAACAATACGTAACGAGAAGGAGCAGAAGAGACTCGGTGAGATAAGAGCCGCTGTGACGGACTTTTCGGAAAATGCGAAGAGATTTGTAAAAGAAGCAAAAGAGGATCCAAACGGACCATCTAGATTCTTTGCATCCAAAGTTAAGAAGATAAACTCAAAGTACGGCGAGTCTTACATAGACGACTTCGTATCTGCAGCAATGAATGTGCTGAAGTACTTCGAAGGTAATAGCAGAATTGACGCGAGACAGAAGCTAAAACAGATGCTGCTGGACCTACTTGTTACCGGAGAATGTTACTACAGGGTGTATGTAGACACAGTTGGGTCGGATCCGATCTTTGAGGTAATAAAACCTGAGAACATATTCTTCAATAAAAACACTAATAGTCAATACATTGACTCGGCAGATGCAGTAGTTCATAGAGAGTATATGACACGTACAAGTATCATGAAGAAGTACGGTAAGTTTATGACAGAAGAGCAGAAGCTGAATATCTTTGGTAACTCGGTTGCTGGGTACAGCGGTCACAGTATACGGACCGGTCTTGATATGGATGATGTGTACTACAACGATGATGCGTACGGTCAGAAGTCGCTGTCTCTAGCGGATGCTATTGAAGTGTTCCACGTGGAGTGGTTAGCTATAAACGAAGTAGACATTGATGAGGATGAGCTGGAAGCAATGAAACAAACCGAGGGAACTCTTGGTAAGATGAATAAGCAGTACCGGGTTGATAGATATGAGGTAGTTCGTATAGCCGGTAGAAACTATGTAAACGGTGGTAAGAGCAGACACATATCACGGTCGGCAGATAACCCATACGAGTGCGCCTTCACATACGACGGTGTGCTGTACAATGATAGGAATGGGACTCCGTACTCAATGGTAGGAGCGCTGAAGGATCTGCAAGATGCATTTGACTTGGTTATCTTCCATAGAGACAACCTTGTAGCAAACTCTGGTGTATCCGGTGATAGGGTAAACATGGCAGCTATACCGAAGGTGCTTGGCGACGACTTTATGGAGAGACTCTTCAAGTTCATCGCGCTTAAGAAGAATGGTGTTGAGTTGTATAACCCCACAGAACCAGGTGCCTCGTTGTTCACTCATTACGGAAATTATGATAACTCTGTTAGCGGTACATCTATAACAGCGATAAATGCTATTCTAACTATGATACAAGAGCAGGCTGATATCATTGCCGGCACAAACCCACAGATGATGGGTCAGATAGCTGAGAGAGATGCTGTTAGTAACGTAAGAATGGGAATACAGAGATCTCTTATGCGTAATCAAGACTTGTTTGAGGTGTTCAGAACAGCACATAACAGGTTGTTAAACAACTATATATCTGCAGCACAGATAGCTTACAAAGATGGTAAGAAGGGGTCATACATAATGGGTCCCAAATCGTATACCTTCGAGATAATGCCAGATACGTTCTGCTACAGCGACTTCGCTATCACTATAAATTACTCCTCGAAGGATGAGGTTAGGTTGGAAAGATTGCAGACAATAGCTAAAGAGTATGCAGCGGCAGGTGTGCTAGACCCAGCGACTATCACACAAGCAGTTATGTCGGACTCCGCGAATGAAGTGAATAGAATAATAAACCAAG